TTTCATCTTGGTACGGGCCGCGATTGCTTCAAAGCTGACTGTGCCTTTCTCTTTGCTAACGAATGCGTAGTCTTCTTTCAGGTAATCGTAGGCGCGGCGTTGCTTATCGTTGAGTTCGAAGTTGAAGACTTTGTACACTTTCGGCGGTAGATCCAGAACTTCGTCCTTTCTGACTCGAAAGACGTGCGGTTCCAGCATCCGGTTCAGCTTATCCAGATTACGGTACATCTTGTTTCCGTACTCATCCGTCTTCACGATCTGCGGCGTGCCCCGAACCTTCCCCGCCAACTTCCGCAGAATCGCTACCATCTGCGGCGAATTCCGGTCTAACAGAACAGCGTATTCAGCAACGAAAGCGCAATAGCTGGTCGTACCCAACAGCCCTTCCTTCAGGAAGTCGAACTGACTGAAAAGATCGGTCGGCGCTTTGGTGAGTGGCTTACCGGACAAAATCCGGCGCGCTTCAGCCATACGACCTAGTTCAATCGCCGCGATTGTTCTTTTGGACTTATGATTACCGATTTTCTTTGATTCGTCCAGTACGATGAGGACTCGGAAGCATCTCAGGAATTCCTCAACTACTTCACGCCCAGCTTTCGTGATTATCGCGTCGATATTGATAGACATGATCCGAAGCGTCGGCTGATGGAAGGTTCGACAGTATAGCTTGTCTAACTCAGCCTTAGCCTTCTTGCTCGTCGGACGCCCGCGCCAAGTAAAGCAGACATTGGGTATTTCCATATGAGTCGGAATCTCCCGAAGCGTCCAGTTGGTATGAACACCGTTCGGCGCAATTACCAGCATAGCGTCGATTCTGTTCCCAAGAAACAGGCGTTCGGCGTCTGCGAGAGTCATCCAAGTTTTGCCGCAGCCCATTTCGGCGAACAAAGCAAAGTTTCGTTTGCCTTGCATCCTAGCAAGACCCGTAACTTGATGACTCATCGGTTTCGTTTTCATTCGTATTTCCCCAAATTCATCAAGAACGAAATTATTGATTCCATGTCGAAAGAAACGGCATGATTGATAAGTTCGATCCTGGTCATCTCATCCAGAGGATCATCTGGATTGAGAAGAAAATAACTGTCGTCAACTTTCAGCAAAACGAACGAGTGTCCATTCCAGCATTTCCATTCCCTCAGGAACGGAACCTGTCCAGGTTCGAATGCGTTCCTCAACGGGCAAGTCTTCTCACGAGCAGGCCACTTATATAGGCACTTAACCTCCATCCAGAATGTGGTTCCAGCTTGATTTATATTAACCGTATCGGCCATCCCGCTGCTGATGTTCTCGATACGCTTCATAAGAATACGGCCATTCACATGCTTCTTGAAATTATTCCAAGCATTCAATTCTTTTGTGTTCACGGCAAGTTATCCTTGATGTCTATGAATTCTCCGCAGAATACATGCATACAGCCATGATAACTGTGAACCATCCCGTAGAACATCATGATAGACCAGAGGGCGGACATAGAATCGGGAGGGTTGCCCGATTCCTCTTGTACGAGCCAAATCTCATTACCGAAGTCATCCATTACAACGCCTTGATATTCTTGATAATGAACATCTCAGAATTTCTGATCTTCCAAGCCTTGACCAGCCACCAACTTCCTGCCGCGGCTTCATTGGCGATCTTCAAACCGTAATCTTGATAAAGGTTCGCCCTAATTCTGAATCGGAGCGGATAGTCTGTTGAGTCGTCTACCAACATCAGGTCGATGAAGGCCGACGGTCCTTTCCAGAGTGTTCCGCCGCGCTTCTTGATTCTGATCGCTTCGTTCTCATCCGCCAGAATCTTCTTCATCAGCTTACCGATGATCAGGCAGGTATCGCCGCCGATCACGCTCTTTATCTCCGTGATAGGGTTGCCGGAAGTGACACCAGCCAGCCGAGGATCATGATAATAATGACCCCACTTTGTATGAGCTTCGCATAGGTCAGCGTACAACACTTGCGCCGCCGCGAGTCGCGCCCGGTCCTTCTCAGTGAGCTTACCGGCATCGCGTTTCTGAATATACGTGAGCGCCTTGACCGGCCCGTACCCTTTCGCATTCTGGATGCCTCCGACCAATCGACCGTCTGCTACCTTCCAATTCATATCGGAATAGTCTGGATCGAGCGGAGTGTACTCCACTCCTTCCTTCACTAACTCCCGAAGAATGGCGATCGTCTGATTATCATCTTTCGCCGTCCTGAGACACGCGGCGGCAAACTCCAGCTTATGATAACGCTTCAGCCAACAAGTCCAATACGTTACTATTGCGTAACTAACGCTGTGGCTCTTATTGAACGCCCACGATCCGAACGTGACGATGTTCTTCCAGATGATTCTAGCTTGATCTTCTGCGATTCCTTGAGAAGTCGCTCCGATGACGAACTTCTCACCCATCTGGTTGAAGTATTCTTCACCCTTCGAGCCGCTCATCGCTTTGCGGATGATTGCGATTGTCGCCCAGTCGAACAAGCCAATCTCCTTTGAGATTGACATAACCGCTTCCTGATATAATACTACTCCATAAGTATCTTTCAGGTAAGGTTCAAGCTGTGGAATATCGTAAGTGATCTTCTCTTTACCGCTGACTCGGTCAATATACTTTTTAGCCATTCCGCTGGCCAGCGGTCCAGGTCGAGCAAGCGCAGTTAGATTATCAATCTTCGAGAACATGTCGATATGGACATTCTTCGTAACCGACTGAACCGCATCACCTTCGAACTGGAAGATACCGCTGACCTTGCCTTCGTTGAGGATATCGAACACCGCCTGATCATTCAGTTTCAGGCCATAGAGTTCTTCAGCGGTAACTACTCCGCAATCCTCTATTATACCTAAAGTTCGAAGTCCGAGCGCGTCAATCTTCAGGAGGTTCAAATATTCAGCGTTCGGCTTGTCGATTTGAGCTACGCCTTCCTCATTCACTGTACAATAATCGCTGATCTTATCATTACAAACGATAATCCCGGCGGCGTGTACCGACGAATGAGATGGGTGAAGCTCCAGATCGCTCATACACCTCGCAGCAGCTTCGTATTTCTTCTTGAACGATTGACCTGGACCGGTGTTCTCGAACGTATCATTCAACCCTTTCCCGAAACGAGCATCGCCGCTCGCATAATCAATCATCGAGTTCCGAACCAACATCGTATCGCCAATTGGAATCTGGAACTTCTTTCCGACATGCGCTAGAACACTCGCGGCCTTCAGCGTGTTAATGTTCCCGAGCTTCGCGACATTCTCACGCCCGTACTTATCCTGAAGATACTCGAACACTAGATGTCGTTTGGTATCGCTGAAATCAAGATCAATATCCGGCAAATCGCTGCGACTGATATCGATGAACCGCTGAAACAGGAGTTTATGAGGAATCGGATCAACCTCAGTAATACCGATCAGATAACACACCAACGAACCGGCAGAACTACCGCGAGCGGGGCCGCACAACATCTGCGACTTCGCATAACGCATCAGATCGGCTACGACCAGAAAGTAACTGTCGAAATCCTTGGCCTGGATCTGTTTGATTTCTTCAACCAACCTTTCCTCGTACACCGAAGTCCATTCCTCGATATGTCCCCGTTCCAGCCGCGACCGTTGTCCCTCTCGGCATAGGCCGGGTAGATCACCAGGCAGATGAATCAACGGCGCTCGTTGGAGTTTCGTTTCTTTCAGAACGTCCTCGATCCAGTAGGCGTTCAACACGGCATGATCAAACTCTGCGTACGTCATCACGTGTTGAAGAAACTCCCAAGCCATTCCTTCACCCACAATACTTCGGCAGCCAACTGAATCTCGCACTTCCCACGCGTAAGCAAAGGACTCGTGGATATTACTGGGCATGTCATTATAACCGGTGATAACCATCTGCTTTCCAGTCTCTCTGCTCTTATTAACTCCTTCACTAGCATGGAGAAAGCTGGATGGGTTAATGTCGATGAAGTCATACTGATATGGCTCCAGAATCTCAACCGCGCCGCCCGGAAATTTGATAACACCTTCCAAATCGCCAAATTCTTCAGGTTCTAATCCTTTGTTCTGAATAATTCTGGAAGTCGCATTATAGAACAGCTTAGTGTCCCGTGCGAGCATCCAAGCCTTTGGCTTGAACGTACTACCTTCAATCAGGAGCGGAACTTCCATGCCGAACATGGGATGAATACCGGATTTCTCTGCGGCTTGGGCCCATCTCACGTGCCCCCATGTTCCCCAGTCGACGATTGCCGCGGACTCGCATCCGACCGCTTTGAGACGTTCGAACACTTCGGGCATCCGTCCGTAACAGTCCTTGAAGCTGTATCCGGTCCTAACGCGCAGCTGCGGAAAAGGCATTATATACTCCCACTTTTTGACAGACTTGATGGAGTAACATAGTGTCGCTAATCGCCCTATGCTTCTGGACGTATTCACCGACGTTCAATTCGTACAGTTCAATCAACTTCATCCGACGACCATACTGATGAAACGTTTGCTCAACAGTACAAATTTCGATGTAAGGCCAGTCAATGTCAGGAAGCAGTAAACCAATGCGAAGAAGATCAAACTCAAGCATATGACGGTCGAATGAAAGATTATGAGCAATAACGGCGTCACATCTTTCAAAATACGCTTGCAAATTCGGGACATAATGTTCAAAGTATTCTTTGTCTATTAGATCGTTATTGGTAAGACCTGTAATCTCGGTGATCTTCGGTTCGATCTTGATACCGGGATTACAGATGAATTCTAGTTGATCTATGATTTCTCGACCATCAGTTATTATGCCGCCGAATTCGATAATGCGCGGCTGTTGTTCGAGCGGCGCATCTTGATGATCCGGCAAACCAGTCGTTTCAGTATCATAAACGGCGAATAACATATCATTCCCCTTTTCTCTCATCCTTGATGATGATTCTGCCAGGAATTTGGCAGATGCGGAAAAGACAATATCCTTCAGCGTTGATCCAGACTACCTTTCCATCCTTTCGGATAGTGATCTCGATGTCGTTGATGTTCTCCAGCGGCGCAGTGATATCCAGCATTTCAGACTTGCTCGGGCTTTCCATCTCATTCTCCCTTATTCTTCAGGATCAAGTGTAGCAAATCGAGTTCGGACACGTTGTTCATATCGGCAATTTCGCCGTCGTGATTAACGTAGTAGTAAACCAGAAGTTCTCGTCTGATCTTATCCAGATGCTCTAGAACAAATTTCAGATCGTGGTGGGTATTCTTCCAAGCCGGATTCTCGTGAGTCGGACGCGCCGAATCTGTTGCGGCGCTAATCTGTCTAATTCTTTCAGCATCGCTTCTGGACATATCATTTCCTCGTTTGAAAACGCGGAGCGCCCGGACCATGGAAATACGGATGCGCATCAAAGAACCATTTGTAGCATTTCGCGCAAAGAACTGTCTTTTCTACGAATGCTTCAAAGTCTGTTACCTTCGGATCAACAAACCCTTGGTCACGAACCAATTCAATATACTGCGTCCATGCCAGAAACTTAGCATAGGTCGATTTCGGAATTAACATTCTATTTCATTCTCAGTAAGGGCAGCGCCTCCCGCCGCCCGTTCCTTATTATACCCGATTTATTCGAGAGGGAATGGAGAAGTCAAAACGTTGGGTTCGGCGCGGACTGGTGCGATTTTGCCGTCCGGCCCCAGACACATCACCCAAGTGCCGTTAGCCGACGCTGAGCTAAAAAGGCCATTCGGATCAGCTTGCGGCAGCGCGAGCACACCCACTTGCGAACTTGCGTATGCGAGCATCTGCGGATTCGTGTACTGGCTCGATTCTGGTATACCATATCCAATGGAATGGCACAACAATCGCAACTCGTTTCGCATTCCGACCAGGTAAGTGTAAGTCGCATAGTTCGGATTGTCCCGTAGTTCATAGATCATCTTGTAATTCCGCTTCTCGGCGAAATTCACGATTGCCGGATTTCCGACTTGCGCAATGCTTTCTTCTGAGAGTCGTTCTTGTGCCGCGGCCTCTTTCTGGCGACTGGTCTGGACCGGTTGATCACAGGATTGGGCGGTCAGGACGAACACTGCTCCGACTGCCGCGGCGGTAACAGCGATTATTCTGTTCATTTCGTTTCCTTTGCTTCCTTGAATACGTGCCAAACCAGTTGACCGTCTTGAACTGTCGCTACGTAATTCTCCCTAGTGAGATGATCCGGAAGCGCCCATCCAGTCCCAATGATTTCAATGTAAACTGGTTCTTGTTTTGCGTTCGGGTCCACAAAAGCCCATAAACAAATTATGCCGTTCTGAACCTGAGTGCTAACGATATCAGCCCCTTCCGGCATTGAAATGAGCTGACGGCCCCTAGTGATAATCGAAAACTTCCAGATTTCTTTCATTTTAAAACTCCGCCAAAAGAGTCTTGATTTCAAGACTATTGGATTCTATGAATTCTTTCATCATTTCTTCCGTCACCTGATCGGTAGTCAGAGGCTCTGTCGGAGTCCCTTTAGCGTAACAGATCGCGGTGACCACTTTTTCTCGCATCTTGTCTCGATCTGTAGCAAACAGCGCTTGGATCGGCATGATATTGACCTTAACTTGGCCATCCGGCTCCTGAGTCTTAATGACGCGAAACGCCATACATCCAACTTCAACGATAGCCATGATTATTCACCCGTTCATGATTAGAGCCAAAACGATCAGAAGGCCGATGTTCAATATGATCGCAATCCAAACCGATGCGCGATTCATATCCATCACCGGAGAGAGTTGTAGAACGATTGAAGATCGGCGGGCAGCTCATTCGGATAGCCTTCAGCCCGATGAATGAACGTAGCCTTCAGAGCGGCCTTTGCTGCCGGGTCACTCGCCGCGAGATACTGATTGTGAAGGTTTTCAAGATCGCGGCGCATACCTTCATTGTACGCCTGCGATTGTTCGAAAGTGTTGCGGCGAACTTGCTCGTATTTTGGCGCGAAAATCTTGTACAGAAAGAAGTCTGAGCCTTGGAAGAAAAACGCAATTGCCGAGATGATAAAAACGGCGCAGATACCGTACCAAATTGTTCGTAAAGCGTTCATATTGCCTCCGATTACAGCTTGATGATGTGAATCTTTTCTCTCCGATCCAGCCCCATCGTCTGGAACGACGCCCGATTCATGGCGAACGCGTCATTCTGTTCCTTGACTGCCGCGATGGCGGCGTCCGCCTCTTCTACAGTAGCGAACGATGGCGTACTCATTGCCGATGTGAGTGCGATCGTGTTGTTGCCGCTGCTGTAAACTTCCACGGTATGAATAAACATAACGTTGATAGCCATTTCGATTGTCTCCAGATAAGGTGGATTGACGGCAGGGCCGGATTTGAACCGGCGAGCTCAGCTAGTCCTATGACCTCGCATACCAACTTGGGCGCGGCGTCCCACGCCCATTCCCGCCGAAACTGATTACGCAGATTTACCGTGTTTGTACGGTCGATCCGCATTGTAGTTCATCTTGGCCTGAACCGCTTCCGGCAACCGCAACAGGAACGCCTCGGCGTAGTCACAGATACGGATAATGACGTCGGCCAACTCGATTTCCTCGGAAGTGAAGATCGGACACGCCTCGTCCTGTTGCGGTTTGCGAACGCCTTCCACTGCCTCGCCCAACTCGCTCATAATCAGAGCGATCTTGGAAAGCTTGATGTCAACCTCATACTTCTTGGCCAATCCGCTTTCGCCGAGCACCTCCAGAGTCTGGTGATATTCTTCCCAGAAACCGTGGTTGATCGAATTCGTGTGTGCGCGATGCATCAAAAGATCGATGTCCATTCTAGGCTCCGTCAGTATAAAGGGAAACAGCCAGCTCACAGCTCCATCCGAACGATGAACATGAGATCGACGCCGAGGATGTCTCGCGTATCAAACGTCACCGTATGGAATCGGTACTTCTCGTTGATATGAGTATTACTATGGTAATCCGTGAAAATTTCTTGAGCGACGGCGATCCACTTGCCGTTGAAATAGATACGGAATCGGTCAAGCTGCTCTTCTGTAACGTACATACCCAGATGGCTGACGCTTGCGCTCTTTCGGTCCATCCAGTTTTCGCCGGACAGCGACTTCATAATCTCCAAATCAACCGGAGTTCTGGTCAAGCTGCAATCATCGGCATCGTAGGTCGAGTAAACCACCGACCGATTTTCGCATCCGTCTTTCCCGTACACCGATCCGTGCGATGAGATAGTATCGACAAACCAGTCGGTCAGTCCGAGGTCAAACAGCAACTCACGCGCCTTATCTGGATTGCGCGGGTTCAAAGAAATCTGATGAATCTCGAATTTCAGATCGTTCTCTTTTTCCATTTTAGTTCTGCTCCTCTCTGTCATCGCCTTCGTCAATAATACCAATTTCGTGGGAATCGACCAAAGTTGCCGCGAGCGCGGCATACCCGATAAGATCGTGAATCGAATCTTCGTGGGTCATCCCGCTATTGGTGAAGCGTGTAAGTTTGCCGATGATATGGCCCAAAAAGTGGAACATCCGGTGATCTTCGGCAGTAATCAACTGAACCCCGTTCGGGAACAGGATCGTCATGATCTGGCCGGTTACTTCATCATTCTGTCCGTAAGTCTCATTCCGTTCTTTGAGAGTTTCTGCTACAGCCTTCAAAAGTTTCGCCGCTTTCATTACTGTTTCCCTTTTGGTTTAAAGCCCATACCAAGGTTCAGAATCGGATCGCCATACAAATAATACGGGCGGTTAGTCACTTTTCGAATCCACGCTCGAATGTGCTTTGCCGCCAAATCTGCGCTGTGAAGTTGATTATCTCCCTCGTGAACTTCGTTGCTAACCCGTTTGGTCTTTCCTTTATTTTTGGTCGGGATTTTGAATTGTTTGGCGTAGTAATATCCGTGAATATTCAGCCAGATGATTGCCGCCATTTCTTCCATCGGTCCAGGCATCGCCAGAACTTCGTCTGGGAAAAGATGACCCTCGAAAACATTACGTAGGATCAATCCCTTTGCCGTCGCAGCGATCTTACCAATCGCATCCGGTCGAATTTCATCGCCGTATGAGACTGACCCGAAGTGACCATAACTACCAACGACTCCGCAAGTATCATTATCGAGCAGGTAGTCGAGCGCGGCGGCGTACTTGGCGGCTGATCCGTTAACGAACTCAAAGTCGTCGTCAACGAACATATAGAAGTCTGATTCTGGTTTAAGCAGGGCGGCTGTCTGCCGCAGATATGCCATACGACACGGATTCTCTTCAGGAACTGCGATTATACGCGCTTCCATCCCGACAGAATCAATAAGTAAATGTGCGCGCTCTCGCGCTTCGACATCAAATTTGCCCTGCGCGGCGATCAAAACAGCGACATCAACGATTTCGTTCAGCTTGTTAAGCTCCAACAAAGACGAAAGCGAGAAGATGTCGCTAAATGCGTTGACCTTTTTGTTAATTGGTAAGATCAGCGAAAAGGAAGGCTTCATATTCCCTCAATCAAAAAAGAGTTCAAGAACATTTTTCGCCGCATAGTACTGCGCCCTGCGAACATCTCCCCATCCGCCGATAAATGAGATACCGATATCGGTCACTATACGCGTATCCGGCCTGATATGGCTCAAGGCCTCAATTAAATGTTCCGGCTTGTCAATTGATGCTTCCCAATCTCCTGTTATTTTGCTCCGATACCAAATTGGCATGTTTTATTGGGCCTTTCCGTCCGTGGCGACGGGGTTTGCTTCAGCGATCTCTTTATGAGACCAGAACTTGATTTTTGTTTCTGCGCGCAGTTCGTTCAGATTCATGCGCGGATCGTAATGCGGGCACTGATAAACGACATTCGGCTTTTCATCACCGATGGGCGGAGGCGACATGATTGCTCCGCCCCAACGCGGGAAAGCGCAGGTGCCGACCTGGACGCAATGGACTTGGATAGCATCTTCGGCCCAGGGATGAACCTTGATCACTTCCTCTCGCATCGCCCGGAATACCTTCTGATACTCACCCTGGGCGCGGGCGCAGAGTCGAAGCTTGGACGTATCATGCATCGTCCGAAGGTTGAACTTGACGGTGATCTTCGTCTCCATGTTCGACGCGAGAATGCCGCGAGCGTCTTGAAGATGAACTCCGGCGGACAGAAGCGCTTTGTAATGGGCGTTTGCGTCTTCCACACCAGAAATAAAGAGTTCTCTTTGATACTCGTTAAGCGCGTCCGGGATGACCGTTTTATTGTCGCTAAGATCAATCGCTCGGCTCGCCTCTTGTTGGTAGCTTCCTGTGCGCGTTCTAACGAGTTGATGCGTAAAATTCTTTGAAACACCTTCAATCCTGAAAATATAATCGACAAACTCGAAACTGCTCTTGATCGTGTCCTGCATGTACTCCCAGTGTTCCTGCTTTTCTTCAGGAGTCATCTGGTCCGGCGTCTTGCCGCGCAAACGAGTGGTTTTCGTGCCTACTAGGATGTCCAGAGCATTCGGCGTATAGCTGATGAGGGTTACTTTCATACACTCTCCGTAGATGGTAGTACAAAAAATCTCGCTCGTTCTAGTTACTATTCTACGCCGAATCGCTAGGCGGCGGGTGACTTATCGTCCTGTCGGTCAAGGAAAGCTTTCATCGCACCGATCATGTCTTCGCGCTTCGCGTTACTGATGTAGTTCACGCGAGTGTGGTCACCGAAGTCAAATACCAGAAGCGCAAATCCAGCCGGCTTGAGAATTTTATCAAGCTCAGCCGCCAGCTTGTTCATCCCATCACGATATACCTGTTCGATCAGTTCGTCTGGCATGTTCAAATCCTCAGGTCGGATCGGGCATCTTCCCGGTCTTGTTGAATTCTGCTAGAATGTCCGCTGTTTGCAAAACATCGAACTCATGCAGCGCTTTCGTCCACCGAAGAATGTACAACATAAGCGCTTGTCGTCGGGAGGCGCTCAGAACGAATTCATCGCCGGTGAATACTGCGGCGTCGATTTCTTCGCACGCTTCTTTGGTAGAGTCTTTCAGATCAGGCATATCAAATCCCTTTCTTTCCATGATACTGGTTGTTGAGACGATACACTAGGCCGATGCTGTCGTCATATTCTTTCTTCAACCTAGCACGAGTATCGCATATCTCTTGAATTTCTTTCAAAGCGTCCAACGGAAACAAGGAATGCTTATGGATGTAATCTCCATTTTCGAGCCTACAAAATCCGCCATCATTCTGACTTTTCGGGGCAACAAGTACGTTTCGAATTGTATTGTTGGCCCAATCTACATAAATCATTTCCATACTCAAAAATCCCCTGGTGCTACTTGGAAGCAAGTTACATTTTCGGCCCGCCACATATCAACGACCTTATTGCGGTCGTCAAACACTGCGGCCAGCCGCGCCCTGTCTTTTGGATCCATCAAGTGGAGCCATTTGCGCTTCAGCTGATCATCGGGAGTGAAGTCTTCCGATGGTCGCATCTTTAAAATGTTTGCTATATGGTGAGGAAGAAGGCTCAGATAGACATGGAGCCATTCGATGGTCTGCGCTTGAACTTCGTCAGATCGACCGGACCAAATCCGGCAGTCACACCCGCAGCTGTACAGTTGGAGGAATGTTCCGATAACAGGCCAGTTCGGAGCGTCGTGAATACACTTCTGGTAGAACGCAGACCAGTCCGGCTTGAACTTCGGGTCTTTGCCTTTACCATTACACATGCCGCAGTCGTAATTATGATGCATTCCGACATCGCGACCAGAGCCGCCACACTTCGGACATTCAGGCGCTTCAACTTCGTGGCGACGATGGGAATTAAGAGCCATCGTGCCGTCCAGATCAAAGATGTAGATAGGCAAGCTGCTTATCGGGGTGAGCTGCGGGGTCATATTCCATCCTCACACGAAGGGGTTCCTGTATTCCCAAACCAACTCTTTCACCGGGCCGTGATCATCCCAGACGGCACGACGTTCAACTGTCTCAAGCCAGTACCAAGTTCCTTCAACCGCCATCGGAAACCACAGGAACACTTCGTGCCATTCCTGAATCCGGGAGCAGTATTCGGACCAAGTTTCCTTTTGCTTGATAAGCTTAACATTCATGATTGTCTACTCCATTCTGTTGTCGAATCTATCTATTCATTAAAACCAATTCGCGGCCATAGTCGGAAGAATCCATTAAACGCTTGACGACTTCGATATCTTTCACGACGTCATCGAGCAGGATATTCCTCCAAGTAGCAAACCTGCCGATACTAAACACGTTATACTCTCGCGTTAGTTTATATAGTATAGCCTCTCGCGCCTGTTTAGATAAAGCGATAATTTTGCCGTGTTTCTGAGTGACGGTCTTAGGCTGCGGTAAATCGCTCGGGTCATAAACGCAATCCAGCCCGAACGCCATCAGAATGATTCTAATTTCTCGCACCGGGTCATAACGATTCGCGCCCCAACATCTATCAAGATGATCTCTTTCGCTGATGGACTCTACGATCAGAACATTCCCAGTAATGGATGCCCGATAGACCCTCAAATCTTCGTCAGGGAAATAAATCGTTTGGTAAACGTTTGTTTGCGGCAATTCATATCGATCAACCTTAATGCCGCTACTCTTGAATTCAAATCTGCTGGAATCCAGGCCGCACGCCGCCATAATAACTGGGAGCGGCGCGGTATTGATAATCTTCATCGTATTGCCGCTGCCGATTGTATCCGCAACAATCTCTGCGTTCCAGCAGATTCGATTCGTATGACGGTCAACCAACTGATCATAGAAGTCGGGCGGCGCAATGTACCGATTGACGGTCTTCAAATCCCAGATGCTTCTGTCTTCAAAAACGCCGGATACTTTGTTGGAATAACAATTCGCAATAGAGATGTTGCATTCGTGATAGATTATATCTTTGTGGCAAATCTCTTTGTGGACTGTTACTTCTCTGAATGGGATGCCAGTCAAATCTGCGACTGACTTATCACGAAATCTCAAAAGTGCCTTATGGTTCTCATTATATGATCCAGCTTCAAATATTGTTGCTTTTGGTATCGCACACGCCGTGATAAGTCCAGCAAACCCTGCGCCGATAATGTTGACTTCATTCATGTTCATGATTTGGCCCTTTAATGAAAAAGCCGCGCCATCCCGAGAGTAATCTCATCAGAATGGCGCGGAACCCGGCGGGGACAGCGCGAAACTTATCAGTTTAAATAGGCGTTTGCCTTAGTCCTGTTCTTGCTCTTGCTCCTTGTCGTCGTCGTCATCTTCGTGGTTGTGACGATCGTCGTCATCGCCTTCCTGTTCCTGCTCCTGTTCCTGACCTTCTTCGTGACGGTGCTCGTGTTCATGCCCTTGCTCTTGACGCTGGCCGCCTTCATCGTGGCGATGTTCCTCGTGGCCTTGACCCTGTTCTTGTTCTTGACCGTCGTGATCATGTTCCATCTTTTGCTCCGTTTGTTGAGGTTCAGACTTCGGTTCAACAGCAATGGTAACCAAGTCCAAGTGGTCGCATTCTTCCAACTTGGACAAGAACCCACGGACGTTTGCGCCGTACAACACCGGCTTACAACCTTCCGCGATCACGTCAATCGGCGTCATCGCGCCGACTTCGCAATTCTCCTTCATCCACGCGAACACCTTGCCGCGGATCGAAATGGTTTGGGGGATGGAGAACCCATTGCCCCGGAACACGCAGTGCGTCGCCTTGCTGCGACGATTGCCGCTAGCACGCAGGAAGTCCTGACGATCGTTCCAGAGTTTCGCGTGAGCGGCGGCTTTGTCGGATCGGGCAGTTTTCCGCGACTCACGTTCGGCGGCGCGCTCAGCAGCTTTCTTCTGACGTTCGGCTTCCAACGCAGCTTTCGCTTCTTCAGAACCAGCACCGCGTGCCGCTTCCTTCTCTGCGCGCTGTTTGGCCTTCTCAGCCTCACGCTCGATGCGCTTTGCTTCGCGCTCGGCTGCCTTCTTCTTGTTGGCTTCTTCACGCTCAACCGCAGACTTCTGAGCGGCTTGTTCGCGCTCGGCGGCTTTAGCGGCTTTCTCCGCCTCCCGTTCCTTAGCGCGTATCTCCCTATCGGCGGCTTTCCGCGCGTCGCTCTCGGCCCGTTCTCGCGCCCGTTCCGCGTCTTTTTCGGCGGTAGAGTCCGCCGCCGCTTTAGCGTTTGTGGCGGCTTGTACGGCCTGTGTAATCGACGCCGACGCAGCGACTTCCGCAGCCGCCGCATCATCTTCATTCGTGATCGGGGCTGGATCGAATTCGTCTGCCGCTTCAGGCTCTGATGTCGACGCATCTTTCACCGGCAGCTTGACGACACCACCTTTCTTTCCGTTTGCCTTCAATTGGTTCAAGAGATTGGAACTCACGATTAAATGTCCTCTGGATCGGTTTATGGAATGGAAGGCTGAGAGTCGCCCGCCTCCCATCGCACAGCGGTCGGTCGGTCGATGATTTTATTATCTCTCGAATCGATGAAAAAAGCGAGCGATTTTCGCAAAGGGCAGCGATAAATTTTTCCTATCGCCGCCCCTGATTCGATCGCTATGCGTACATTGCCTCGATCTCACTGGCTCGCTGAAATGCCGGCTTCAGCACTTCTTCCAGATTTGTCGTATGATCCGATATGACGTCCCATCCGTCATTACCGTAGATCAGATAGATGTATCCGAAACTTTCCCACTCATCTGTTAATTCGTTCAATCGGCATACGATCAGCGTATCCTCGTCAGTCGACATGATGGCTCGCATGATCGCATCGACACGATCTGTGCGGCGTTGACAGATTTCGCCGTCATCGATCCCATCGCGCACGGCGATAGTGTAGCCACCGAGCAGCAGGTTATTGACGGCTACGCGGACAATCTCGCGCTCGACATTCATTCGTAGTTCAATATTCATCGCGAATCCTCTCTGCTTGCCGGTATGATATTGAAGACATATTCGCTCGGATGGTTCGGGTTACTCTCATAACCAGTCACGAAGCACAATTTGTCTTCATAGATAAATGCTGTCTCACGGATGTAATTCCGTATCAACTGCTCGATGGTTTCCGGGTCTTGAATCGCAACGATCATCTCAGCCGCCAAAGTTACGGTCATAGACTTGCTGAACCTTGTCCACCTGAAGATCAGACAGGCGCGAAGTCAGTTTTCCGCCTTCCGTTTGCGCGAGACAGTTCAGAACGAACGATTCTTCCCATTCGTTCAGATCTGAGGTGCCGAGACACCCTTCCAGCTTCTGAAGCATAGCACCGACGCTATTCATTTGAGCACTCCAGCTATCATGAGGAAGTTGCAACCCTGCGCTTTAATGTCCGTCGTTACGCCGCACTTGTCGCAGGTTCCGTGCGTGTAGAAAGTGTTCGGGACATCCATCGTTAGACGCTGACCGCAACCGGAACACGTAAACTTTTGGAAGATCATTGCCTTTGTCGAAGCGATGAGAATATCCGCTTCTGCAGTGATCTTATCAAACGGATGATCTAATGATTCATCGGCCATTTTGGTTACGCTCCGCGTATCGACGTGCCCTAAGAAGTTCAGATTCCAGCGCGAACGCTTGTCTGATCTGTTCTACCGACCAAATGGGATTGCCGCGACTATCCAGCTTCGGCAACCCGAGTTTGAATTTGTGCTTCCGAACGACATACGCTTCCGCGTTACTCAACGTCTGCGTTTTCATTTCGGCTCTCCGTCATTCCAGCAATACGCACCGTCGTTGCCGCGGCTGAAGAATTCGTGCTCGTCGGTTTTGCGCGGCTCATCAACTGGGATCAAGATGCGCGGAGCCTTCGGATTTGCGTAAGCCATAAACAGACAGATCAGATAGCCGATAAGCGTGAAACCAAAGAAGATATTGATGATCAGGATTAGCCACCGATTACCATGGCCGAAACGGAAAGCGGTGATCGACGGCCAGAAGTAGATGAACGGTACGCAGATCACAAAGATAATAGCGAGGGTGTGCCCGATTAGATCAGTCATCACAGCGACCCATTAGCGTGAAGAATCGCGCCGACGATAAACAGAATCACTCCGGCGCCGATAATGGTTAGAATGATCTTAAAGGCTACGCGAGCGAAAAATGTGAAGATAAGGCACAGGAGCAACAACGCGATTATGATATGTAACATCTCAATTCTCCTACATTTCTATGAATAACGGCCGGCTGCTAACCGGCCCGCCGATCAGTGAACGATCTTACGCATGAACTTCGGGAAAACGCGCTTATATGCTTCGTTCATCCGAACTTCGAAAAGATCGCAGGTCTGCTGATCGAAAAAATCTTCGGGGCTTTGAACGAATTCGCCGAGAACATTCGCGGCGATTTCTGAGAAAATCTCTTGACGAACGACTTCCTTCAGCCCGATAACCGTCATCTGATCGCTATAATCTGCGCGATTGAACATCTCCACCATCGCGCCTACGCAACCGTCGTCGGACATCTCATCCGCGATATCCGCGATAACTTGAACCTTATCTGCTTGGCTGAATCTCGATTCGATCATTTTCACTTCTCCTGATTTCTAGGGTAACTCCCGAACGGGAACCCTATTATAACGCGGGGAACCTGCGAGACGCTAGAGAAAGTCAGTTTACTTACGCCAGAGCGTACATTTCTGTGGAGATGATCGCTTCCATGACCTTCTGGATCGAATTGCGTTCGTCCATTGCGTCCTCGATGCCCAGCTTTGCCGCGGCTCGACGGAGTTCAACGGCTTGTTCGTCGTTGAAGTCGAATACGATGAACTTCTTTCCCAGACCGCCGCCGTGCGGAACGCAATCGTCGGCCATCAGATCGTCTAGGACCGAATCAGTTTCGCCCCAAAGCTCGACGATGTTAGGGAATTCGCACAATTCATTAAGATTCACTACAATCTTCGTCATTCTCAATTCTCCATCTTTCTGTGAAAAGGGTTCCTACCTTTCGGCGGGAACCCTATTATAACGCGAGCGGAGTGATCTAGTCTAGCGTCGCGGCGTTGACGGAGGCCATTCGACAGTAACGCCTGCGGCCCACATCTCATACTTTCGGCATCGTTCCGCGCTCAGCAATGCTATAACGCCTGAGAGAGCGAACACAATGCCTGCGCCTAGCAACTCTAAGCCGAACATCAGCAGCCCCAGTAGCCACAACGCGGAACGATCACTGTCGTGTTCGCGGGCTTCTGCTTACTGTAGTTCCGGTTCGCGTCTGCGACCGACTGAACTACGTCAGTCTTCGCATTCTCGCGCTTCAGATCGGCCAGCGCGTAATCGTTCGCGTGCGCGGCCTTTGCCTTCGCCATATCCAAATTGAGGCGGGCGTATTCATCGTCCAGCGCCTCTTGTTTCGCGTCCCTGCGGGCAGCTTCCTGTTGCGCGGCGTAATTCGCGGCATCGACCGCTGCCTGATGCTGATCGATGACCGCCGCGAACGAATCTGTGCTCTGCTGAGCGGTCTGGGCGAATGCCGACGTTGCGGCGAAGAACACTACGGTTGCGATAATGCTACGTTTCATTTCTGTACTCCTTATGACTGAGGGCAAGCGGCGTTCGGCTGGACGCGCATACGACCGCCTTCAACGTTATTCAGAATTGCTTGGCCCGGCGCATACTCGCACATCTTGCCGACCTGCGTTAGCGTTCCGATCGTTCCGTTTGAAGCACTGAAGTTAATCTTCACACCATCCACTAGGTTTGAAGCGCCTACTGCGGAACCGGCTGCCGATCCTACTGCCGCGCCGGCCAGTCCGCCCAACGCCGCGCCAGCTACTGCGCCGTCGCGACCGGCTACCATTCCGAGCGCTACTGCGCCGATGATACCTAGCACTACTGCGCCTCCGGTCTTTGCCTTCTTCTGATTCGCGCTGTTATCAACTTCCACCTTCGCTGGCGATGTGGAGATGATTCGGATAGCGTCTGCGGTCTGAACTACGCCGACTTGACTTGCGGAATAGGTATCCGCGCGGAGATTAGCACCGGTGGCGCAACCGCCAAGTGCGAGGGAGGCGCAGAGCACCGATACAACTAAGACATTCGCTTTCATTTCAATTCTCTCTGATTCTGAGGTAACTCGCTACTAGGCGAGAAACCTATTATACCGCGACTCGCTGAGTTACGCGAGCGTTATTTCTGCTTGACCTTTTCGTTTCTTGCCGCGCAGGAATTCCAATGTCTGCCCAGACCCAGAGCAGTGAAACGCTTTCCGCAGAAGGCGCAGTTCTTGAACGCCGGATACCCGGCTCGATGAACTGGGTTCTTAACGTTTGTCGGCATCGCCAGCCTTGAGCCAGTCTTTCGTGACGAAGTCGCGGACGTGACGCGCTCGGGTAAGCGGCTTAGTGTTATCCTGCATCTCAAAGATGAAGACTTTACCATCGAACGCAGCGGTAACAATACCTTCATCTCGGCAGCGCGCACGAATCTGAATATACGGACGCGAGACCATATTCGGGACTTTCAGGGAGTTCAGACAGTACCGAATGGTAGCGGCAAAGTCTGGGCGCGCGTCACCCATTGGGTAAACATACATCAGTTTGTGGCTACGATCGAACATTTTCAGATCTCCTTTGATTCTGTGAATAAGGGTTCCTACCTTTCGGCGGGAACCCTATTATAACGCGGGCGGGATGCGTTACCTAGGAAGGATGTCGCATGACCGTTCGTAGATGTCAGCGACATCGGAGGCTAGATTGGAAAGGTCGTTACATACCTTTTCCACGAACATTGCTTCTTCTGGAGTAAAACGGTCCATCATGCGGCTTAGGAATGGAAGTAATTCCAATCGAAGCGTTCCGCCAAGCTGGAACTCGACGCGGGAGAATTTGATAAGAATCCCATTATGGTCATCTTCGTCGGGAAGCGTTTCGCCTTCTTTGAGATTCACTTCTCCGAGTTCGAACTTGTATTCCTTGCCGTCTTGGTGGATGCTGTATTTTCTAACGCTCTTGTCCATTTCTGTAAACTCCTATGATTAAAGGGTTCCTACCTTTCGGCGGGAACCCTATTATAACGCGAGTCGCCTGCGTTACGCGCGATAGATCGTAAGCTGATCGATAGCGCGAGTGACCGCCGTATACATCAGCTTGTTATATGGCGTACTCGGCAGAATCTCTTCCATCACTAGCACCTTGCTCCATTCGCTACCCTGACTCTTGTGAACCGTAAGTGCGTAGCCGAAGTCAAAGCCGCCGATGCTCTTGCGGTACTCTTCACGCGTTTCGGGTTCCTTATCGAAGCAGAGTGGATTAAACGCGATAGCCCTCTCACTATTATCGGTCAACGAGCGCAAGACGACCTTCATTTCGAGTTCTGCGATCTCTTTATCAATATCCTTCAGATCCTCGCGTACTGCCCGAACTTCGTCCCAATCGCATGCTTCGGTCGCTTCATCTGCCGCGGCCTTCAGTTCCATGCGTTCCTTCTGGAGCGCTTCGCATTTCTCCATTGTCTCCGGGTCATTGTTCTTGAAGCCGAGGACAATCCCTTGCTCGCCGTTCATAAAGCCGTACCGATGCTGATTAAAGGTACATACGAGCTTCTCGCCGACCATCGGCATATGGCCGCTGAAGCCGAGCATCTTCCGCGCCCGTTCATTAAACGCTTCACGCGTCCGATTCTTAGAGCAAAGAACTTGAGAGTCGCCGACCAGATGCTCCATTAGAACGTCGTCCGAGATCACTCCGGCGCGAACGCGCACATCGTCATACTCGCGTACCGGCAGGCGCTTACCCGAGCGGACGAACATGGAGGCCCGCACGATGTTCGACTCGGCTTCCTGACGCATGATATCGGTTAGCAGGAAGTCCTGACTCCCTTCTGTATAGACTGCTGCGGCCTTTACTGGAGGAAGCTGGCCGATATCTCCGAGTGCGAGAACGGCGATCCCATGCTTCAATAGGTCGCGGTTATGGAAGTCGCCGACCATCGAGCTTTCATCCATCACTACGAGCAGCGGCGCGGCGTCCAGCGTGTCCTTCGCGTGGAAGATCGGCTCTTTCTCTTCATTGTTGCCGCGGTAGTTGTAGACGAATCCATGCAGCGTCATCGCCCCTTCGCATCCCTTAGCCTTCAGTCGGGACGCTGCCTTACCGGTCGGCGCGATATAGGCGATGCGGTTTGCCGGAACGCAGAGTTCAGCGATCGTCTTTGCGACACTGGTCTTACCAGTGCCCGCGAAACCCGCGAGGAAGAACACCTGCTTCTTGTGCTTCGCAAGCGACCATCCTTTATACCATTCGACCGCTTCTGCGATCGCTTCTGCTTGCTGTGGGTTTGGTTCGAAGTCTTCCATTCTGTTTAGTTCTCCGGTTTGACTAGCGACTAGGTTTAGGCGCTTTTAAGGTTTTATTATACCTTATCCGCAATGCTTAGTCTAGTCCCTATGAGTAGTGACTTGGTCACTCGGCACCGAAAGGCATACGTCGCGCGAGCGGCTATATTACTATAGCGATAGTCGCGGCGAATCGGCGTCGCGTGAACTTATGAGGGTATGCTATGCAAGTGTATGATTATCGAGATACTGAACTCTATTCCGAGTTCGTCAGAGATTGCGCCAAAGCCGTTGATATGACGATGGGTAACGGTTTCGCGGCAAAGAACCCCGCTGTTCTGGCCGCGATGATGAATGCTTGGATTCAATCCAGCTGCGCGAATCACACAGGGGAACGTTTGAATCGCATAGCAGAAGCCATGGATGAACAGCTGAAGTTCATCGCTCTTGAGCTTAGAGATACTTCTGGTGCTTTGGGCGGAATTGGCGAATCCATTAGCAATTTGCGTCTGGTCCTGGGAGGATAAAATGTCTAGTATCTCATTCGATAACTGGTTCAATAAACGTTATCCCAAACTGGCAGTCTCAGCCCACGATGGGACGCTATCACCCAACGAGCTTTGGCTGTACAACGCGGTCAAAGAAGCCTATCTGGTAGGTCAGGAGAATCCGAATGTCAAAGAAGAAGCAGGCGGACTTGATTGGGAGAGACTACCTGTTGTTCCGGGTAGTTAAGGATGGTTACACCGTCGATTGTATAAAGGCAGAGCACCTAATACACGCCGCACAAATTGTTAAGGAGAGGTGGGGCAAGTATTGTAAGCGCAGCAATCTTTCAGTTGAACAAATGGACCAAGGACCACGCTAATGTTTATCCAACTTACAGATGTAGAAGATGGCGTTAAGACTTTTATCAGCGTCGATTCCATTCAGTCTGTTAGACCAATCCATCCTCTCCATAAAGAGAGGTGGCCTGCCGGAAACAGCCACCTGATCTTTAGGGCAGACAATGGATACGTTATCGTCTCAGAGCCAGTCAAAGAAGTTATGCGACTGATCAATATGGCAGAGTGATTAGAAAGCATCCTCGTCATCTGCCGCGGCTTGAGCATTAGCATCTTCCACATCACGGGCGACTTCGTCATCCAGATCGTAAGTCGCCCACTTATTACCCCACGACTCCGCCCAGACGTTCAAATCTTCCTCCGGCATACAATTAAACCAAGCGATCAATTCTGACTTCTCTTGATTTAGGAAGTTCAGTTGAAGCTTTGGATCCATCTGCTGAAACCAATCCCGCTTGCTACAATTGCCGCAATCTCGCAGCATCCAGTCGGCAAGCTCATCGAACGAGCAACGAGACAGGAAGCCCTTTATACCATTAATGTTCATCTCACGAATGGCGACTTCCCGTTCTTCAGGCGACAACGAATCCAGATACTCGTCTCTGATCTTGCGACGTCCATCGATCCACTCATCCTTCGCTTCCTCATCTTCCAGTATAGTCTGAATGACTTCCTTCGTCTTGAAGATACCAAAGCAAGACGTATGAATACACATAAACTGTGTAGAACCGTATCGTTGGGTGCTAGGATGAAGGATGGTAGTTCCGCCGACACTACCGGCCGAATGGTTGCCAGCGTTAGGACATAAGACCTTCCATTCGCCACGACGTGCTTCAGCTTCGGCATTCTTCCGGTCGTTACTTCTCAGATGCTCTTTAAGGAACTCATACTTGAACACTTCTAGCTTCATATTCCACTTCGTCTTTGCCTTTGCTTCGTACTCCAAATGAACTCTCGGCGGCTCCAACTCAAGATTGAACAACTCGATGAGTTCATCTGGGCTATACCGACATTCAGGCCGGAACGATTCGAGTCTGACTTTGAAGTTGTCTCGGGATGGCTTGAGGTTACGACCAAATGGGATTCTGGCGATACGAGCAATAGACGACATTCCTGGATCGTGTCCCATCAGTTGCTCACGAATGAAGGCTCGGATCAATCTGTCGAACTTATCGGCATCTTTGAGAGGCTCTTTGAAGAAGTACCACGCTTGAAAGTTCCCTTCAGATGTCTCGACCAGAGCAGTCGGCGGCGCGGTAGTCAGTATGTCCTTTGGAACCTTAATGCCGCGGGCTTTATTGACGTCACCGACATCGTCTACCATTAACGCAACGCCTGACTTAAACAGTTCGGCTCGTCTCGGTGCGCTACCGTTAGGCTTCACTTCGCTCGCGGCGATTGCCATAACGCAGACATATACATTCTTGCCCGGTGGAAGGAAGAAAGAGTTCCAGTCCTTGCGCTGCCCGCTTACTGTCTTACGCTGGGCGCGACGCATATTCTCATTCTCGCTTGGATTACCATCTACTATGTCTATAACCAATCGCTCGTCAGGAGGCAGTATGGAGGACATCTCGCGGAGGAAGTCAATATGATTGGGCATGATCGGGAAAATCCTGTAGTCAGGCATAATCGTACAAATCTTGCTTATCGGATGAATCGAAGGAATTACGCTTATAGTATAAACCGAAACGCGAGAGTATAATAGAGGATCGTTGACAAGGAGGTGCGTATGTTTAAAGACTATGTATCCGTTCCTAAGGCAGCTGAGATGCTCGGGCTGTCTATCCAGATCGTCAGGTCTCTGATCGATCACGGCGAGATTCAGACGTTCGTTACACCTGGAGGGCGAAAGTATTGTGACGTAAAGGCTTACATGGCTAAGCTGAAAGAACGAGGCTATGGTAACAAGGAGAATGATCGCGTTTCCGCAGACGTCTGACGGAGATAGATCATGCCAGAACATAGCAAAGAGGAACTGGAGCACGCCGCACGTATTGAAGCACTAAGGCAAGCAAAGGAGGAGGAAGACAGCCCGGCTAAAAATGCCGGCAAGAAAATAAAGAAGATCAAAAAACAGATAGAGTGGGACAAAAACCACGAAGCATCAATGGATGAGCTTCGATACAGCAGCAAGCCTGCTATAGTTCTGGACGATCCAAACCGGCGGAAAGAGCATATATTAAATATGATAAAGGTCTTTCGCGCCAGGCAAGAAGTGTTCTTTCGTGGAAGGCCGGTTCGAATTGATTCAGATGAGAAAGGAAAGTTCTTTGAAATAGCAAATAATATGTACGTTCAGATAAAAGCGAACGAGATAATGAACGTATGTAAGACAGATCAGACTGGAGTCGCAAAACCTCATAGCGTTGAACACAACTGGGCGAGCGGTATTCTTGAGTTCATGAATGCCGAAACGCTTGATGTTGTCGTCAAGATGGTAAAGGCGCCAACGCCATATTATGTCGATGGCCGAATGTTTATTGCTCGTGAGAAGGGATATCATAAAGAGAGTAGGCTGCTCGTTATGGAAGAAGCAGAAGACTTTCCTGAAGTAATGGATAGCCCCAACGAAGATGATGTTCTGGCGGCGCTGACCACTCTATGGTATCCGTTTAAAGAGTTTTCTTTCGTAGATGACGACGCAAAGGCCGCACTCATCTCTGCTCTCTTGACCGGCGTAGTCAGACCTATGATTAAGACTGCGCCTGGGTATGCCGTTTCTGCCTCGGAATATGGTAGCGGAAAGAGCCTGATGATCAAAGCAATCGGAGCATTGGCCTCAGGATACATTCCTGGTATGACTCCGTTTCATCGCAGGAAGGAGGAAATGGATAAGAACATCGTTTCCCTTCTGAAAGCTGGCGTTGAAGTTATTGCGTTCGACAATATAAATGGACCGTTTGAAAGCGACTCGCTCGCAATGATGATAACGAGTCCCAGCTTTACAAGTCGGTTGCTCGGAGGAAATGATATACCAACATTCCCCACTAATGTGCTATGTCTTATCACTGGGAATCAGATGACCTTAAGCGGAGACATGCCGCGGAGGTTCCCATTGATTGAGATAGAGAAGCAGAGGAAGACAGAATTCGAAATTTCTGAACTAGACGAATATGTAGTGGCGAACCGGAAAGAGTTATGGAACGCCGCGCTGACGATTCTCAGGGCGCACAATAATATGGTTATCGTAGGTGCGCGTGGTAAAGTCAGAGAAATGGAATCGTTCGGAGAATGGTCCAGGATCGTTCTTGACTGTTGCGATTGGTTGAGAGAACTGATCAATGAGACAGCTGGTGAAGAAGGATTGCCGAACGGATTGAGGCTGGGTAATGTTAGAACAATCATCGAGAGGAATCGTGAGGAAGATCCAGAGAAGGTGGCAATTGGTGAATTGTGCGAAACGATTTATATTCTGACCGATGGTAAGCCTTTCATCTCGAAGGACTTGCTGAAGGTCATCGCCTGGGTTAAATCAGGAATCGGTGATATCCCAAAGATGGTATCGAATCAGATAAAAGATAAGAGTGACGGAGAGGAGATTCAATCATTCATCGATGCCGGAAACGATCTCATAATGATGGTGCCTAAGGACATGCACGATAATCAGAAGAGCTTCGGCAAGTGGGTAGCAACAAAGAAGAATCGGAAAGTCTTTGGATACATTCTTGAGCTTAAAGATAAACCACAGAATGTTATTAGGTGGATTGTTAGAAAAGTTGATCCTAATGCTGATAACGATGAGGAGAAATGAGTTATGTATGGTTAGTTAGAAAATCGCCGGTTAGTTAGAACTATCGCTGTAAGTACTTGATTTTAAAGGATTTTTCACGGTTCGTTAGTATTAGGAGTTTGGTCCCTTACGCGCTACCGAAAAATGGGTTTTTAGAAAACTTTTTCTTACGGTTTGCTTACCGTAAATAGGTACAAGTACTTATAGACTTCACATGAAACATAGAGAACATATTCACGGACACTAATCTTTTTCCCTATGTGGAGTTAAGGAGAGAAACTAACCAAACTAACCAAAACGTGTAGAACCCTTACGGGGCAGGTGTTCCGCGGCGTTAGTTCGCTTGTTTACAAACTAACTGAAACTATCCAGAACTAACTGGTCAAAGGATGTGCTGCGGCATGTGATCATCAACAAAAAAACTTGTCGCCATCAACATTGTTTCAGGCTATAATTGCCTCAAGACCAACCAAAAGTTGTGGTGGCAAATATGAAACCATTCCCAGAAAAGCTCCCACCCGAGTTCTTTGAGGAAGACACGTTTGCTATTGGATACCGAGATTACATCAATTTGTACGTTGAAGGCCGCATCTTGGGTCGGCCTGACGGCAAAATGTTCCGCGATGTCTTCGGCAAAGCAAACTTTGAAGATGATGACCGCACAGAACGTGTGTTGGCTTTGGAGCGCAATCCGTACTACAAGGAGCGTTTCAAAAAGCGTCTACACGAAGTCAAAGTGGCGGACATGTGGAACACAAAGGTGGCCCTCAATGAGCTGCTTACTTTGATGCACGACATCTTCACAAAGGACGCAGTGCGGCTGTCCGCCATCAAAGAGTTGAACTTGCTGTGCGGCATCACAGTGGTGGATGAGGCTGGTAAGACACGCGCTGGCCGGACATTGTCTGACTTCTACAAGAATGAAGGCATCATGCCAACATTGGATGAGGACGATGAACCATCGACTCAGGAAGGGTGATATTGTCCAGTGTATCTACCCAGGTACACTGGATGACGGACCATGCGAAGTCATAACGGTTGACTACTCAAACTCAAATAATCAGATTATATTTGTCGTTCATAAACGGACACTTTGCGGCGAGTGGTTACGACCATCAAATCTGAAATTTGTCCGACACGCAAACTCAAATAACTGAAAAGTCAAATAATTCAAAATTCAAAAAACCAAAAGTTCAAAAGTCAAAAAGTTCAAATCTTCAAAAGTTCAAATTTGGGAGATACATTATGAGCTTCAATACGATTTGGACACTTTGGTTACGCATGTCGCTCATAGCAATGTCCAGCTGTGTCGGACACGTGAAATATGACGCCCCCGCACGGGAACGTCATCAGTCGCTCAGTTAGTCAGCGACCATATCGCGCACTTCAACGTACAATTGGCTCTCAGGAAACTGATCCTCGTTGTTCATGATCCAGGCCTCCGCATCTGAACCAAAGTAGAACTGTCGATCGCACATCCTGAAATGTTCACCCGTTTCAACAACGCCCATGACGATGTAGACGAAATCACCGTAGCTCATTGCTGCTCCGCCCAGTGTTCGTTTGCCTTCATGTTCTCATGAAACGCTTCTTCATACCCTGCATGAAATTCATTGCGCCTGAAGTCATCTTCATATTCGCACACGGGCATGTTGTCGAATGTCTCCGCATGAAACGCTTTGCGGCCTTTGATATAGGCCATCGTTAGTGTTCTCACTTGCTCACCTCTGCGACATAGAGTTCGACATTGTCGATGTCTGCTTCTTCTTCATTGTCGTCGATCCAATCGAGCGCATCGCCCAGTGTCGCGAAATGCTCGTTGTGATACCGACGGTGTTTCCCGCCGCGACCGACAGCCATGATGATAAATACATTCTGATCCATTCTATACCTCATTCTGTTGAACCGGGCGGGAGCGCCCGAAACTCTATTATAAGTGAGTTTCGGGCGAACGGGGAAATTTTTACGAGACGCACTTATGTTGTGCGGTACGACCGGCGCTCATTTCCTTACCGCAAACGAGACACCGAGCCATGACTCGATGCTTTGCGCGGCGGGATACACGGCCGGCGCCATTGCGCGGCGCGTCACCTTCGAGAGGATTGACCCAAATCACAAAACCTTGAATCTGGCGCGGCGGCATTCCTTCAGCCGGCCAATGGGCTTTATGATCTAGACCCATCATTTCCTTCACTTGGGCGGAATGGGCGGTCCATGAAGCGTGAACTGGATGTTTAAGATAATTCATTGCTGCTCTCCTATCATTAGGGTAAGCACCGCCCGAAGGCGGCGCATCAGATCACTTACCGATCTTCACGAGGAACTTCGGATACACCGCCGCAAAGGCGGCATCGAGCATCTTATTGAAACGAGACATAATCTCGTCATTGTGGAAGAACTCGCCGGGATCATTCTCGTATTTATTGAATACATCCCCCACGACTACCATAAAGCCGTAATCGCGCATATATTCTTTGAACTCTTCATCGGTCCAATCTTTAAACACCGACTTATTCGACTCATAATACGCTACGAGCGCATCGATGCCCGCTTCGCTAGTCAAATCCGCGGCAACCTTCGCCATGATCGCATCTTTTTCCGCCGGTGAAAACTGTTTCGCTTCCATTTCCATTCTCTCCATTTCTATCAACTCGGCGAGTACCGCCGAAAAATATAGTATAAGTGAAATCCCTTAAAAAGTAAATAAGTATTTCTGCGTGTTCGACACTATGAAATCTCAAATCTTCAAATCTTCAAAAGTTCAAATCTTCAAAAGTTCAAATCTTCAAATAATCAAATATTCAAATCTTCAAATATTCAAATCCTCAAATATTCAAATCCTCAAATATTCAAATAATACATGTTCAAATCTTCAAATATTCAAATCCTTCAAATATTCAAATCTTTCAAATCCCTGATGTTGCTGTGTCCGACAGCCGCTGTGTCCGCCACTATGCCTGTGTTGCTGATGCTGTGTGTGTTCTTCATCCCAATGTCGCGCCAGCCGCCTCACAGCCGTGTCCGACAATATGTCTGTGCTGCTGATGCCGGACACATGGCTGTCGGTCATTGCCACACAGACATAGGCACCATGCCGCGACACTGATGGTGACGGACACACAGCACAGTCATCACAGACACAGTCAACATGCCGGACACCGACACATTAACACCAGACACCACGACACCACGACACACAGACACAGGCACAGACTGTTCGACATCAGATCATTCGACATCAGATCATTCGACATCAGATCATTCGACATCAGATCATTCGACATCAGATCATTCGACATCAGATCATTCGACATCAGATCATTCGATGTCGAATCATTCCTCATCAGATCATTCGATGTCGAATCATTCCTCATCAGATCATTCGATGTCGAATCATTCCTCATCAGATCGTTCGATGTCGAATCATTCCTCAGTTTATCGTTCGATATCGAACGATCCTAGAACGATCGGACTCCGAACGATTCGATATCGAACGATCCCCTATAGTACGACCGCGCGTAGGCGCGCGTTTATACTACGCTTTCCGAGTTTCGTCTATAGGGGTTTCTCCCTATAGATTCGCCCGTTCGTTCCTATAGAATAGAGTCTTAGGTTAGGTAGTAAGTAGTAAGTAGGGTTAGTTAGGTAGTAGTCGGGTTTCTCCCGACGCCTAACGCGCTAGTCGGGGTTTCCCCCTATAGCGTTTTTATAGAAATAGGAGTTTTAAAAATGGCTAACGCTCTCCGTAATTCCCGCCGTACCGTTCGCGCTAACGTAGAAGCCGCGCCGGTAGAACCCGTTCTCGCTATCGTAGAAGCCGCGCCGGAAGCCGTAGAAGCCGCGCCGCTCGCCGCTTTCCCGTTCCCTAAGGCGTCGGACTTCGAAGCCGCGCCGGAAGCCGTAGAAGCCGCGCCGGAAGCCGTAGAAGCCGCGCCGGAATCCGAAAGCGTCGTTCTCGCCGCTTTCGTGGCTAGTCTTACGACTAACCCGGAACTCGCTAAGGCGTTCCTCGCCGCTTCGAACGCGCCGAAAGCGGAACGTAAGTCTAACTCGGAAGGGGTAAAAGCTTCTTGGCTAGTCGCCGCGACGCGCGCCGCTCGCCTTAAGCGCGATAGCGTTATCCTATCGGTTAACGGCGCCGCGCCTATCGGATACGATTCCTTTCCGAAAGCTTTCGACGAAAACGGAAAACCGGGCGGCGCGGGAAAATTTACTAAGAACCGCCTCGAACTTAAGGAGAAAGGGACGCTTACGCTCGTTAACGAGGAAGGAACTACCTTTCGTTTCGATATCGTAACCGCCGAGTAAGGTTCGCCGAAGTCTATAGGGGTTTTCCCCTATAGACTTTTCTTTTATTACGTTCCCCTTTCGAATCACATTTAAGTAAGCGTTCGTTTACTTTCACACAGGCCGCAACGCTGCCGAGATAGTCTAGTCCACGTGTTTTAATGATCCGACCCTAATTAAATACAAAAGGACAGAGCACCTAGACTAAAATGTAATCCCACGCTATAATCGAGTGCAGCGCCAAATTAACAAGCCCCATTTCAAAAATCACGGCTGCACACCGTCAAATGTACCAGCTGAATCCATATCTGAGAGAATACTGGTGTACACCCAGCCGAATCAAGAACCTGTTCGGTGGCCGGGCATCAAGCAAATCACACGATGCAGCTGGACACGCAGTACATCTCGCGGCAAATTACTCACTGCGCTTCTTATGTGCGCGGCAATTCCAGAACCGTATTGAAGAATCAGTCTATGTTTTGATTAAGCAGAAGATTCAAAACTCTGAATTCGTCTCAGAATTCAAGATTGCGAACACCTATATCGAACATAAAGAGACCGGCAGCGAGTTTATGTTCTATGGAATCGCCCGGAATCTGAAAGAAATCAAGTCAACCGAGGACATAGACGTGTTGTGGCTTGAAGAAGCGCACTATCTGACTCCAGATCAATGGGAAGTTCTGGAGCCTACCATCCGTAAAGAGGACAGTGAAATCTGGCTGATTTGGAACCCAGATGACATTATGGACTTTGCGTATCAGTATTTCGTAGTGAACAAGCCTGAAGACTGTCTTAACATGCAGATCAACTGGGACAACAACCCATTTTTGTCCAAGACGATGCTGAAGGTCATTAAAGATCACTACAAACGAGATCCAAAAGGCGCAGAACACATCTATGGCGGCGTCCCGAAGACTGGTGCAGACAAGTCAGTTATCTCTTTGGAGTACATTCTCTCTGCGATTGACGCTCACAAGAAGATTGGCGGCGGCAAATGGGTCGCTGAAGGGCCGCATAGAGTGGGATACGACATTGCCGATGACGGGTTGGACTTGAACGCGCTCGTTGAAGCGCATGGAAATATCGTGAAATATGCTGAAGACTTCGAAGGGCTGGAGGATCAGTTGCTGAAGAGCAGCACGAAAGTGTATAATTATGCGATGATCAAGGGCGCCTCGATCACCTATGACTCGATTGGCGTCGGTGCTCACGCAGGATCGAAGTTTGCTGAGCTGAATGAGGCTAAAAAGCTGACTATTGAGTACGATCCGTTCAATGCTGGCGGCGCAGTCGAAGATCCAGACGGTGTTTATATGAAACTTCCTCATATA